TTACGGGGTAATGCCAACCGCTGCCGCCACTTTGTCGCCACTTGGCAGCGTTGCCAGAGGATTGAAACGGAGCGCCGTTTCCAGATGATCCGGTGCCAGATGTGCGTAACGCATAGTCATTTTTATGTCGTGATGTCCGAGGATTTTTTGCAAAGCAAGGATATTTCCACCCGACATCATGAAATGCGCCGCAAACGTATGGCGCAGAACGTGTGTCAGTTGACCGCGAGGGAGCACGATAGACGTTTTTCCCATCACAGATAAAAATTGAAAATAGCAGTCTGTGAAGAAATTGAACCCATCAAGCGCCATGATCTCTTCGTAAAGTTCTTTACTGATAGGGATGCTTCTGTTTTTCTTCCCCTTCGTTCTTACAAAGGTAATTCGGTATTTGGTCACCTGTGAGCGGGTAAGATTTACAGCTTCACGCCAGCGTGCGCCTGTGCTTAAGCATATCTTAACTACCAGTGCCAGAATTGGGTCCTGACGTTTGCAATCAGCCAGTAATTCAACAATCTGCTCATGGGTAAGCCATGCCATCTCTTTTTCTGCGATGGTGAATTTTCGCATGTTCTCCAGTGGGTTCGGATACGACCATTCGCCCAGGCGGGATAGTTCGCTAAAAACACTACTAAGATAGCTTTGCTCCAGGTTAATGGTGACCGGGCTTGCTCCTTTCTTCCATTTTTCGCTGAAGTAGATCTCTCCTGTCAGGCGTTTATCTCGATAGTGGGCAAACATTTTAGAGGTGAGATCGGTTGCAATGGGATTTCCCAGAGCGTCAACCATCAACAGCAATTTGTCATAGACATGCTGCCCAGCTGTCAGAGATTTACCATGTAGTTTGAACCATAGCTCAACCACGTCTTTCAGTGTTCGACGATCCACTGATTCACCCAGCCAGGGTTTTGCTTCGGTTTCTTCCATCGTGTGACGCTCAAAAGCCAGAGCTTCGCCTTTGGTGGCGAATTGTTTACGCACACGACGTCCACTACGTCCGGCAGGGTAACATTCGCAAAGCCATTTTCCTGTGGTGAGTTTTCGTACTGCCATAAAAAAGCCCTCATATCAGAGGGCTAAATTTAACTGTATATTTAAACAGTTATCAATGTATGTTTAGGGTGAAATAAACATTGGCCTCACTCCTGTGCTTTTTCAGCGGTACTTGGCTTTAGTTTTTCTTTGGTTGAATCCCATAAAGATTGGATTCCCGGAGGGAGTTCTGTTTTGTCAGAAAATGCAGAGTTACCAGACATATTCCAGTCTTTAAAGACTAACACAGCATCTTCTTTTGTTGACGTGGAACCATAAATTTGCAGGAATACTTGCCCAAACATTAGTGCATGTCTTCTATCTTTTCTCAAAATTGATTCATGGGTATATTTTTTAGAGTTGCCAAGGCAAATATATGCTAGCCAAGAAAGAATGGAAATACCAATTAAACCACGTGTGAAAAAATAAAATAGCTCAAAGCCTTTAACATTGTTGAAGTCAATTGTGGCGTAGAGTGTATAAAATGATGCACATACAGCAAGTAGCCCGAAAATGCAGCCAGTAAAAGCCCATACTTGCGACATTTTAATGAAATATAAGTCATCTGAACTTAGTTCACTTTTAACGCTATCGACATATCCTGGTATTTTCTCATCAATCCTTTCTTGTTGTACTCGGCTTTGTAATTCGCTGTTAGATGCTTCAAGTTGCTTTATTCTAGATACGGCTTGCTCAATAATTGTTTCTTTTTCAGAATTTAGTTTTTCTAAATTCTCATTCCGAAGATGTAACGTAGCTTTGGACTCTTCAGCCTCCAATAAACGTTTGGTATATGATCGCATTATCTCTCGAAGATGTTTTTGTTCTTTTATTAATTCATCTATCTTATTGTTTTCATTAATAAAAATATCTCCAGCTTTATCGCTGTAGTTCATTTTTTCTTGCTGGGCTAATTTCCAGTAGTATTCTCTGAATTTATCAAGTTCACCTTTTTTTAATAAGTCGACTAAGTAGGCGCGTTCATTTTCATTAAATTTATGCAGATTTTCATTTAAAATATTATAAAGATCTTTCCATTCGCAATTAACTTTTTCAACATAATCGTTGTTTTCATTTTTTTTATTTTCAGAATTCATGTATGTTCCTTTAAATTTCCTTTGAAAAAACGCAACAACATTTTGCGATGGTTGTAATGTCTTCAAGCTTACAAACAAAATCAGTTGTATCTGATGTGATTTTTACTTTTCCAACTGGAATTCTTGTTAATTTTCTTAAACTTACTTTACCTTCAATCTCAATCAACCAACTACCATCTGAAACATCATCATATTCTGTATCTGCAATAAAGGTTTTTCCTTCTGCGGTAACTCCAATAGGTTTTTTCAATCCGGAAGGTATAAGCGTCTTGTCAAATGCTAAGTAGCCTTCATCATGTAATTTACCGTCAATGATTGTTTGGTGTTTAAGTTGGGCTACAGAGCTGGAATTATCGATAAATTTGGGGCCATTGCCGTTTGTGAGCCAGAGTAATGAAGTTCCTGTTTCAAGAGCGCATTGAATGATCCAATCGCTAGGAAACGTGTCTCGTAAGTACCTGTTTGCTACAGTGCTTTTTGAAACCTGCAAATGGTTTGCTAGGGCTTGTCGGGTGCTAAAGCCGTAGGCTGCGACTAAGCGATCAATTGCCGCCTTCCCTCCTTTATTAGGATTTATGCTGGTCTCGATTGGGAACTTTTGGGCTATTGAGTTAGTTCTATCCAGGTCATCAGATTTGGTATGGGCTAAACGTTCATCATTTAATAAAACTGAGGATGATTCACAGCTGATTCCCGATGCCAACCAGTCGATAGATGCGCCGGTCTCTATACTGCAAATTATCACCCAGTCAGCAGGAAATGTGTCACGAGCATACCTGTTAGCCATCGTGCTTTGTGAGATACCCAGATGATTGCAAAATGCTTGCCGCGAAGTAAAACCATACGCAACAAGTATACGCTCAATTACTTTCTGTCCCCCACGGTTTTGCATTATTGAAGTTTTTAGACTCTCGCTAACATGGCGAAATGTGTTTTTTTGAGTTGACATAACCGTTATGAGATCCTAATCTCCGTTTTGTGAAGTTCTGGTCACAATTCAAACCGGCTCACCACAAGCCAATAGGAGATGTTGCATCATGACCCCTAACATTTCAATAACTCTGAATACGCCACATGTCACAATTGAGCGTTATAGCGAACTTACTGGTCTTTCAATCGATACAATTAACGATATGCTGGCTGACGGTCGCATCCCTCGGCATCGCCTTCGGAAAGACAAGAAAAGAGAAAAGGTGATGATCAACCTTGCTGCTCTTACCGTTGATGCACTTACTGATTGCAATGTTGTATTCAACTAGTTCCATTTTGGGATACATCAGGGGTATCGACCATGTTTGATTACCAAGTTTCCAAACATCCACATTTTGATGAAGCCTGTCGTGCATTCGCATTGCGCCACAACCTGGTGCAACTGGCAGAACGTGCTGGCATGAATGTGCAGATTCTGCGGAACAAGCTGAACCCATCTCAACCTCATTTATTAACCGCACCAGAAATCTGGCTGCTTACCGATCTGACTGAAGATTCAACGCTGGTAGATGGTTTTCTGGCACAGATTCACTGCCTGCCATGTGTACCGATTAATGAGGTTGCAAAAGAGAAACTGCCGCATTACGTCATGAGTGCAACCGCAGAGATCGGGCGTGTTGCTGCAGGTGCGGTATCTGGCGATGTAAAAACCAGTGCAGGTCGTCGTGATGCTATCAGCAGCATTAACTCTGTAACACGACTGATGGCGCTGGCTGCTGTTTCATTGCAGGCCCGTTTACAGGCTAACCCTGCGATGGCGAGTGCAGTTGATACCATGACTGGCCTCGGTGCTTCATTCGGTTTGCTGTGAGGTGCTTATGCTGACGAAAGAACCATCATTTGCATCGCTGCTGGTAAAACAAAGCCCGGCAATGCACTACGGTCACGGCTGGATAATGGGTAAGGATGGTAAACGCTGGCATCCGTGCCGTTCACAAGATGAATTGCTGGCAGAACTATCAACGAAAAAACGGGGGAACAAATGGCTATTGAAGGCGCTGCGGCGACTGTTCCATTAAGCCCCGGTGAACGCCTGAATGGACTTAATCACATTGCGGAGTTAAGGGCGAAAGTATTTGGCCTGAATATTGAGTCAGAGCTTGAGCGGTTTATTAAAGATATGCGTGATCCACGGGATATCAATAACGAAAAAAATAAACGAGCACTGGCTGCCATATTCTTTATGGCAAAAATTCCAGCTGAACGTCATAGCATCAGCATTAATGAGCTGACCACTGACGAAAAGCGGGAGTTGATTAAAGCAATGAATCATTTTCGTGCAGTGGTGAGCTTATTTCCCAGACGGCTAACCATGCCGAATTAACCAACTAATGAAATTAATGGCGTAAACCCTCCGGGCATCCCTTTATCTAAATTCAGGAGAATTGATTATGCGTAATATTGAAACCCTCACGACTAAAACCGGACCGGATGATGCATGGCTTAATATTTTACTGACAGAGGCTCGTCTGGAAGAACGCCGGGCAAGGGCTGAAGCAATGGCAGCTCGCCTTGATAGCCTGGCGTGTCATATCTCATCCCGCCAGCTAAACCACGTCGAAGCAGCAGAACTGCTGCGTGTGACCGCTGAAGCAATCCAGAACGAAGCGCAGGAGATCCACTAATGGCTGATGCAATGGATCTCGTACAGCAGCGCGTTGAAGAAGAACGCCAGCGCCACATCCGTGCTGCCCGTGCCAAAACACCGGGCATGTCTCGCGTGCTTTGCATTGAGTGTGAAGCGCCAATTCCGCCAGCACGCCGCCGCGCCATTCCGGGAGTGCAGCTTTGCATTACCTGTCAGGAAATCGCAGAGCTGAAAGGTAAACATTACAACGGAGGTGCTGTATGAGCACCATCCTGAAATGGGCGGGTAATAAAACCGCCATTATGTCCGAACTGAAAAAACACCTTCCTGCTGGCCCGCGACTGGTTGAACCTTTCGCGGGTTCTTGTGCTGTGATGATGGAGACGGATTACCCCAGCTATTTGGTTGCGGATATTAATCCTGATTTAATCAACCTCTATAAAAAGGTTGCCGCTGATTGTGAATCGTTTATATTTCGCGCCAGATTTTTATTTGAGATCGCAAACAGGGAGGTGGCTTATTACAACATAAGGCAGGAGTTTAATTACTCCACTGAAATTACTGATTTCATGAAAGCGGTATATTTCCTGTATCTCAATCGTCACGGTTACCGTGGTTTATGTCGCTATAACAAGAGCGGGCATTTCAACATTCCCTACGGTAATTATAAAAATCCGTATTTCCCTGAAAAAGAACTTCGCACATTTGCAGAAAAAGCCCAGCGAGCAACGTTTGTCTGCGCCAGCTTTGATGAAACGCTGGCGATGTTGAAGGCGGGGGATGTGGTGTATTGCGATCCGCCGTATGACGGTACGTTTTCCGGCTATCACACTGATGGTTTCACTGAAGATGACCAGTATCACCTGGCATCCGTTCTTGAACATCGGTCATCAGAAGGACATCCGGTCATTGTTTCTAACAGTGACACATCCCTGATCCGTTCGCTGTATCGCAATTTTACTCACCACTACATCAAGGCAAAACGCAGCATCGGCGTAGCAGCTGGTGAGAGTAAATCTGCAACAGAAATCATTGCTGTTTCCGGGCCGCGCTGCTGGGTGGGATTTGATCCTTCGCGTGGCGTGGATAGTTCTGCCGTGTACGGAGTGCGTGCATGAGCCATGCTGATATGAACAATTGCAGCGGCTTTAACGAGGCCGCCGCAGCATTCTCATGGAACAGCCCGAAAAAGGCTATTAACCCTTATCTGGACCCGGCGGAAGTTGCGCCGGTTTCTGCGCTTTCAAACCTGATCACTCTGTACGCTGCCGATAACGAGCAGGAACAACTGCGCCGCGAGGCACTGAGTGATCAGGTCTGGGAGCGTTATTTCTTTAATGCATCCCGTGATCCTGTCCAACGCGAAATGGAGCAGGATAAGCTCATTAGCCGGGCAAAGCTGGCGCATGAGCAGCAGCGTTTTAATCCGGACATGATCATACTGGCGGACGTTAACGCCCAGCCTTCCCATATCAGCAAGCCGCTGATGCAACGTATTGAATACTTCAGCAGCCTGGGCAGGCCAAAGGCTTATTCCCGCTATTTGCGTGAGACGATTAAGCCATGTCTGGAACGACTGGAGCATGTACGCGACAGTCAGCTATCCACTTCTTTTCGCTTTATGGCAAGCCATGAAGGGCTGGACGGCCTGCTGATCTTGCCTGAAATGAGTCAGGATCAGGTGAAACGCCTGTCTACTCTTGTCGCTGCGCATATGAGTATGTGTCTTGATGCCGCTTGTGGTGATTTGTACGCCACCGATGATGTTAAGCCAGAAGAAATCCGCAAGACATGGGAAAAGGTGGCAGCAGAAACCCTGCGACTGGATGTCATACCGCCTGCGTTTGAGCAACTCCGCCGGAAAAGAAACCGCCGTAAACCCGTGCCCTATGAACTCATTCCGGGTTCGCTGGCGCGTATGTTGTGCGCCGATTGGTGGTACCGTAAATTATGGAAGATGCGTTGCGAATGGCGGGAAGAGCAGTTGCGTGCTGTTTGTCTGGTCAGCAAAAAAGCATCTCCCTATGTCAGCTATGAAGCCGTGATGCATAAACGTGAGCAGCGCCGTAAGTCGCTGGAGTTTTTCCGTTCTCATGAACTGGTGAACGAAGACGGCGACACGCTGGACATGGAGGATGTGGTAAACGCCAGCAGCACCAACCCTGCGCATCGCCGCAATGAGATGATGGCCTGTGTTAAAGGTCTGGAGCTTATCGCGGAAATGCGCGGTGACTGCGCCGTTTTTTACACCATCACCTGTCCGTCACGTTTCCATTCCACGCTAAATAACGGCAGGCCCAACCCGACCTGGACAAACGCGACGGTAAGACAAAGCAGTAATTATCTGGTCGGCATGTTTGCTGCATTTCGTAAGGCGATGCACAAAGCCGGGTTGCGCTGGTATGGCGTGCGGGTGGCTGAGCCGCATCATGACGGCACAGTTCACTGGCACCTGTTGTGTTTCATGCGCAAAAAAGACCGCCGCGCCATTACTGCATTGTTGCGTAAGTTTGCTATCCGTGAAGACCGCGAGGAGCTGGGTAATAACACGGGGCCACGCTTTAAGTCTGAGCTGATAAACCCGTGCAAAGGAACGCCGACTAGCTACATCGCGAAATACATCAGTAAGAACATTGACGGGCGTGGTCTGGCTGGCGAGATCAGCAAGGAAACGGGTAAATCTCTGCGTGATAACGCTGAATACGTTAATGCCTGGGCGTCTCTGCATCGTGTTCAGCAATTCCGCTTCTTTGGCATTCCGGGACGTCAGGCTTACCGTGAACTGCGATTGCTGGCTGGTCAGGTGGCAAGGCAACAGGGTGACAAAAAAGCAGGTGCGCCGGTACTGGATAACCCGCGCCTTGATGCCATTCTGGCTGCAGCTGATGCTGGTTGTTTTGCCACCTACATCATGAAGCAGGGCGGCGTACTGGTTCCCCGTAAATATCACCTCATCAGAACCGCTTATGAAATCAACGAAGAGCCGACCGCCTATGGCGATCACGGCATTCGTATTTATGGCATCTGGTCACCCATTGCAGAGGGCAAAATCTGCACTCATGCAGTGAAGTGGAAAATGGTTCGTAAGGCCGTTGACGTTCAGGAGGCGGCAGCCGACCAGGGCGCTTGCGCCCCTTGGACTCGTGGCAATAACTGTCCCCTTGCTGAAAATTTGAACCAACAAGGGAAAGACAAATCAGCTGATGGGGATACCAGAACGGAGATCACCCGCATGGATGACAAGGAGTTGCACGATTACCTGCACAGTATGAGCAAAAAAGAGCGCCGGGAACTGGCAGCAAGGTTACGCCTGGTGAAACCGAAATGGCGTAAAGACTACAAACAGCGAATTACAGAGCATCAGCGTCAGCAGCTCGTCTATGAACTGAAGTCCAGAGGATTTGATGGCAGCGAGAAAGAGGTCGATCTGCTCCTTCGCGGTGGCAGTATTCCGTCAGGAGCAGGCCTGCGTATCTTCTATCGGAACCAGCGTTTGCAGGAAGATGATAAGTGGCGGAACCTGTATTAATTACGCGGGTTAACAATTCGTGCTCTTAATAATACCAGGCATATCAGGCTGATGAACGTAAAAAAACGTTTTACATCAGTAAGATTATTATATACTGTAAATATAAACAGTGGCTATACATACAGTGTTGCGTGTGGTGTCATAGGAGGAAAGATGCAGGACTATTTTTTGGAGTCTTTGAAGCTCCAGCGCATTGATTTTTTTCTTAAGCTTGTAGCGGCTAGTGAGTGTAGTGATGAAGAGAAGGGGCTGGCTTTGCAATGGGTTTCTGAACTGACAGATGAACTCATGGCAAAAATCAGAACCCACGAATACAACCGCTCAATGGATGTCATCAGCTGAGGTGACTTTTATGCGCATTGAAATAATGATCGATAAAGAGCAGAAGATTAGCCAGTCTACCCTGGACGCCCTTGAATCCGAGCTTTACCGCAATCTGCGCCCCCTGTATCCCAAGACGGCGATCCGCATTCGCAAAGGCAGTGCCAACGGTATCGAGTTGACCGGCTTAAAACTTGATGAGGATAAGCAGCGGGTAATGGAAATTATGCAGCAGGTCTGGGAAGACGACAGCTGGCTGCATTAGCGAACGTTGCGGACGATAAAACTGGCTTTTACCGTCCGCAAGGTTGAACAACGAGCCGTGCGAGGCGTTAGAAATTGCCTTTGTTAGTGCCTGCTTCTCATAAGAGGCACTATATATGCTAAATGCAGTGGTTTAAGGCAGAAACATCTTGCGCGATTAGGGGCAATGAACTTAAGTTAAGTAACGCAACCAACAGTTAAAACGGTTGTCTTAGTTATAAGGAACTTGCTGTTGTGGTTGCTGGTGACGAAGTGTACACTTCCGCGCCGTATAAGAAGGAGGGGTTATGTCAAGTATCGCCGCATTGAAGCTGGGTAATCCAGTTGAACGTTTGGCACGGGTTCTGAAAGAGAACCAGGACAAGCTCAATCTGAGTAAAGATGGTTTTGTGTCCGTAGATTTGTCCAACGAAGAAGCTATGAAAGCCATCCGAGATCAGATGGATAAGCTTGAAGGCATCAAAACGAGCACTGTTAAAGCAAAATATTATTACAGAACCCGATAATGGCAACATTACTTTTAGCAGTGATTTTGGTTAGTGGTTTTATATATGTAAACCTATCACTTTCAACACGTTATAGATATAAGCGTTCCAATGGCTGGGACGCTTATTTTTTTGTGGCTGCATGGGGAATTGTCTTTTTCCTCGCTGGCGGCTTCCTTACCTTCGCTCTTAACATCAGCGGTGGGTTTCGCTGGTTTTCTAATGCGCTGAATCTGACTCCAGACAGCTTTAACGGGATGTTATCCACCACAACCGATAAACCGCAGCGCATCAATGAAATTAAGCAAATCGCGTGGGTTGTGATTTCAATAGTTCTCGCGGCGCTGTTCGGTTGGCTAAACAAACGCCGTACTTCAAAGGGGGATCGCCGTTGGGATGCACTGGCAAAGGCAGTGGGAAACAATGCTTTTGAATCGCTGCTCATGGAAGCATCAGCTCGCCAGTTTCCTATCATTGCTACACTTTCATCACGCAAAATCTATGTAGGGCTGGTGACTTGCCCTGCGTTGGAAAATGGATTGTCGGAACACCTTGAAATTCTCCCCTTGCTGAGCGGATATCGTGATAAAGACGACCTAACGATAAATATCACGACAAACTATCATCAGCACTATCTTGATAGCGGTGTTATCAATGGGATGTCGCGCCTGAATATCCAGGATTTCCGTGTGCTTCTCCCTAAAGATGAAGTTGAAACCATCTCGTTTTTTGATACTGAAACGTATAACAAATTTAAAGAAAACGAAGCGCGTGACCGGAAAGACTGCCGCAAGTTGGGTGGTAAAAAGCCATCCGCACGCAGGAGAAAGACTGCTGGCGACGCAGAGCAGGGTAGTGCATGACTATGCTGCATGAATTTGCATGATCGTTTGAGGATCGTTTTAGCTCCGGCCCGCCAGTTCAGGCGGGCTTTTTCATATCTCATGCAGGTGCATGAAAACCACTACACAAAGCGGGCAGGCGTGGCGGGGATACGAGCGCGCGCAACAGGTAAACCCCTAGACTTGTTAAAATATTTGTCATATAAATCAAACATCAAACCTAAGGGAGGCAGAGGATGATCCAGCCAAAAGTTTTTATATCCTATAGTTGGTCAAGTAAAACTCATCAGCAACATATCAAAGATATGGCTGAACGATTGGCGGCAGATGGAGTTGAAACTGTCATAGATATTTATGACTTGAAAGAAGGGGATGATAAAAATTATTACATGGAAAGAATGGTTCAAGATGAAACGGTTACGCATGTTTTAGTCATTTGTGATAAAAAATACTCAGAAAAAGCCGATTTAAGAAAAGATGGTGTCGGTGTTGAGTCGATGATAATTTCCCAGGAAATATATTCATCCGTGTCGCAGTCCAAATTTATACCATTAATATTTGAGTACAAAGATAATGGAGAGCCGTATACTCCAATCTTTCTGAAGTCTAGAATCTATATTGATTTTTCAACACCAGAAAAAGAAAATGATAATTGGGAACGTTTAATCAGGTTGCTTTATGGAAAACCAGAATTTACTAAGCCACCATTAGGTAAGCCTCCGGTTTATTTAGAGCAAGACACGTCAAAACCGACGTATGAAATTCATGCAAAATTTCAAACTTTAAAATCAGCTGTCTTAAATCAAAAGCAGACATTAAAGGATTGCAGAAGGCAATTTTTAGAGGTGTGCCGAAATTATTGTATCTCACTACAAGTCGTAACAAACCCAACTACTGAAGATTTTGCAGCGGAAGTTTTGCAAATTCATAAAGAGCTTATTGCCGTTAGGGATGCCATTACAGACTGGGTTTTACTTGAGGGTGATACGCAGGGCGAAGACTTTTCCAAAGCACTATTACAGTTTATGGAAGTAATGTTAGCGATTAGAAATCGTCCGAAAAATGTAAATTCATATAATGAAATATGGTTTTTGCCCCATCAGATTTTTGCGTATGAAACGTTTTTATATATTTTGGCGGCTTTAATAAAAATTGAAGCTTTCCAGCATGTACATACATTACTGCATACATCTTATTTGCTACCCGATCATATAACCAGTCCGGGAATGGAGTTTGCTAATTACAGTGAGTTATATTTAAGCTCTGATTACCTTCAAAGTAAATTGTCCCCTGAAAACTATCGACTGTATTCCCCTGTTGCTGAGTTAGTAAAGCAAAGTGCAACTAGAGATGATGTGTCTTTCGATGATTTGAAACAAGCTGATCTTGTTGCTCTTATGATATCCTTCATTAATCCCGGTATTTTTTGGTACCCGCAAATGTTGTTGTATTCCGGGCACTATGAGAAATATCCTCTATTTACAAGAGCAATACAGCATAGAGGATTCAAGAGTATTGCAGTTATTACCGGAATCGATGACAGTAAACTTTTGGCTCAAAAGCTGACAGAGGGTGAGGCCCAGCGAAATACTAATAACTGGTATCATTTCGGTTTTAATAGAGACTTTCTCAATAAAATGAATGTTAGTCGTCTAGATAGTATTGAATGAAAATTAGAGGGCGCTTTGCAAAGCGCTCTCTGTATTAGTTTTCAATATCTAAGGTGTAGGGCTCAAAGCGGATCACTTCTTCGCCCAGCCAGTCGTTAAGCTCCTGCAGTCGCTTCTGCAGCGGCATCAGCTCGTTGCGGACAAAGACGCGGCTGGCCTTTTCCACATCACCAAAGCCGCCGGTATTGTTGGGAATGATGCCCATCATCTGCGGCGGCACGCGGTGAGCAGCCATCATGTCATCACGGCTCACGTTCTTGATGTTCAGAAATTCATCCTTTGCCGCAACTTCCGACAACGGGATTATCTGGATGCCGTCCTTTTTACCGTTGGGCGAATACATAAACAGGTTGCGGAAGTTGCCCGGCCCTTTGGCGCTTTTCATTGCCTGGCGGATATTGTTCACGTCCTCCTGATTCTGTGCTGCGTCGGTCATGTACATGATGAAACCCGCGTGGCTGCCGTTGATGTAATACTTCCGGCGAAACAGCGTTGCTGACTCGTTGAGCAGGGTTGACGGGATGGCGGAGAGATAGCCGGGCAGCCCGTAAATCTCCTGATTAATATCCGGTTCCAGCAGATGAAAGATGTTGCCCTGCGTAAATTCATAGGGCTGCGTGGTCATGCCATACTGCACAAACCAGTAGGTGTCGAGATCCACGCCGCGCCGTGTGTACTTCGCCAGTGCTGGCTCCAGCGAGAGAACGCTGCCGAGCCGGTTGGTGCGCTTTTCCAGATAGGCGTTACCGAACACCAGATAATCCTGGACGAAACGGGCAAAAGCCTGCTGGCTGAGCAGGCGGTGCGGGATATAGGTACTGCTGAGAATGTCACGCTTAACGGCAATCGGTGAGCTGTGATGCACGGCGGCGCGATAGGTCCGCGCCAGTCCGTCAAAGCTCACCGGCGGTTCATACCAGCGATCCATCTGCACGCATTCCACGTAGTCCAGCAATTCGCGTCGGTCTAACACCGGCACCGGGTCGCCAAAGCTGAACGCCTCTGCCGCAGCACCGCCTGAATTTGCGTTGTGATCTACTGCTGCGCGGTTATTCTTGTTTTTACGTTTGCTCATGCCGCCTGCTCCTTGTCAGTCTGGGGCCATTCGCACATAAACAGCATTTTCCAGTCCTCTGCTGATAACTCTTTTTTCATGTCATTAAGCCATTCATCATCAAAGAGCGCGGCTCCGGTTGCGAGCGTTGCCCCGGATGCTGCAGCGTCATCAGCGGTAAAAATCATGCTGGTTGTGCTGTTGCGGGCAATCAGCTTCTTGTATTCCCGCCATGCTTCCGGGCTGGGGCTTGGGGTGGTGTAGTAGGTAGCGTGATAGCGCGCGTGCATGGACAGGCTTTTGGCGAGCGCAATCATATTTTTCGGGGAGTCCGCCCAGGCATACTCTGACACATAGACGTTTCCATGGAGCGCGGCGGCGAGACTTTTCGGCCCGATAAAATAAATGACCGCACCGTTAGGTAGTTCCAGATGCGCTTTACCTGATTTTATTTTCCCAAGGTGTGTCCAGGTTGCGGCCTGATCTATAAAGGCTGACATATAGGTTTTGACTGTCAGGGCAGATGCTGTGCTGCAGCAGAGGAAAATCTGGTTACGCCCGGTATGCAGTGCATCGTTCAGGGCTTCATAGGAAAAAAAGAAATCCGCGCCTGCCTGGCGCATTTTTGTGAGTACACGGTTTCTACTCTTTGGGCTAGTGTTCCACTCATACTGGTAAGCAAAGAAAGAGCTATCCACCGGAAGTCCCGCGATAGTCATGAGGTTAGTTGGGATTGGGGGCATCAAAAAATCTCCACAATATTGCTGGTATTGGCGGATTCGCCCTGCAGCGGTTCGTTAAACAGTGCGTGCATTGTTGCCCAGGCCAGATCGGCATGGCTGGCTTCTTCGCTGCGGCTGGCTTCATAGGTTAGGCGGTTGCCGCTGGCGGTGGTGGCGCGACGGATTGCCATAAAGGACTGCGCAATGTCGGTGTGCCCGGCGTCAAACTCCAGACGGCGGTGGCTGATAATGTCGTAGGCCTTGAGTACCAGGGCGTTTTTAACGTTGGGGTTGTAGACAAACTCCCGGACGGCAGGAAAGAACGCTTTCACGTTCTCGTAAACCCCGTGACCAACGCCGGTTGAGTCGATGCCGATGTAGGTCACGTTGTACTGCTCGGTCAGTTTTTTGATTGCGTCCGCCTGGGCACGGAAGTCCATCCCGCGCCACTGGTGACGCTCAAGAATGCGAAACTTACCGCCTGGCACGGCTGGCGGTGCCACCACCACGCATCCGGCGCTGTCGCCGTTCTGCGTACCTTTTGCCGGGTCATAACCGATCCACACTTCGCGCCAGCCAAATGGGCGCAGGGCCAGAGCATGAAAGTCGGTCCAGACTTCCCAACTGTCCACCATGCACGCCTGCAGCTCGCTGAGCGGGAACACGGACGCGAGATCGTCCACAAACTCGCACATCAGCAGGTTCTGGTATTCGTCCGGGCTGTACTCCATGCGCAACTGGTCAAGGTCGAACAGGTTACAGCCGCCGCGCACCGCATCTTCCACGGTGACTATCTGGCGGTATTGCCCGTCTGCGCACAGCAGGCCGGGGGCCAGATTGCTGTGGGACAGGTCGATGTCCACCTTGTCGGCCTTGTTGCGCCCACGGTTGAACAGCGCACCGGACCAGAACGGATAAGCACTGTGTGTCAGGCTGGATGGCGTGGAAAAATAGGTTTGTCGCCATTTTTTGTGAATAGCCATACCGGAAGCCACTTTGCGCAGCTCCTGGAATTTCGGTATCCAGAAATATTCATCCAGATACAGGTTGCCGTGATAACTCTGGGCCGTGCGGGCATTGGTGCCGAGGAAGTAAAGCGTGGCCCCGTTAGGAAGCACCATCGGATCGCCTTTCAACTCCACCTCCACTTCTTTGGCGAAGTCGATGATGTACTGCTTAAAGACGTGGGCCTGTGCCTTGCTGGCGGAAAGGAAAATCTGGTTACGTCCGGTAAGCAGGGCGTCAATCAGGGCTTCACGGGCAAAGTAAAAGGTCGCGCCGATCTGGCGTGACTTCAGCAGGTTCCGGATGCGGTTGGTTTTTCCGGCTTCCCACCAGTGGCGCTGGTAGTTGAACATGGAGGAATGGAAGATTTCTTCCAGCTTCTCAATCTGCTCATCGGTGAAAACATTCTTTTCCGGCTGACGGCGCGGGCCTTTGTTACGGTTGGCGACGTTAGGGTTTAAGTCGGCTTCGTTGCCGCCATTGTTAAACTTGCCGATCCGCGCGTGGCGTTCCGACTGGCGCGCCAGCAGGTCAATCTCTTTGAAATCTTTCCCTTCTTTGTGCTCCTTCATGATGAGCTGGCAGTAGCGTGCGGCGGTGGTGAGCTGCATCTGGTCCAGCGGCCCATAGTCACCCCACTTGTCGCGTTTTTTCCAGCTGTGAACGGTTGCAACTTTCTCGCCCAGCATTTCAGCAATGCGGGCTACGCGGTATCCCTGAAAGTACAGCAGCATGGCCTGCCGACGGGGATCGAGATCTGCGGGTGTCAGTGTGGTGTTCATGGCACAAACCTACAGCCTTGAATAAAGGCTTTCTCCGCCTGCGGTTTGTGTGGTTGTCGGTACAAATACCGCGCATTGTTTCACTGCCCCGATCACCGCAACCATAAGGCTCCAGTAAGTTTTTTCTAACGGAGCACGGCTCATGACAGTGAAAGCAAAGCGTTTTCGCATCGGGGTGGAAGGTGCCACCACCGACGGACGCGAAATCCAGCGTGAATGGCTGGAACAGATGGCAGCCAGCTACAACCCGGCGGTGTATACCGCGCTGATTAACCTTGAGCACATCAAGTCTTATCTGCCGGACAGCACCTTTAACCGCTACGGCAAGGTGACGGCGCTGTTTGCTGAAGAAATCACGGAAGGCCCGCTGGCAGGCAAGATGGCGCTGTATGCCGACGTTGAGCCAACGGAGTCCCTGGTGGAACTGGTGAAAAAAGGACAGAAATTATTCACCTCTATGGAAGTCAGCCCGAAGTTTGCTGATACGGGCAAAGCCTACCTGGTCGGCCTGGCTGCCACTGATGATCCCGCCAGTCTGGGTACGGAAATGCTGACATTCAGCGCCAGTGCAGCCCATAACCCGCTGGCAAACCGCAAGCAGAATCCTGCCAATCTCTTTACCGCTGCAGAGGAAACGGTGATCGAACTGGAAGAAATCCAGGATGACAAACCGTCCCTGTTTGCCCGCGTCACGGCGCTGTTCACCAAAAAAGAGCAGTCCGATGATGCCCGATTCTCTGATGTGCATAAGGCCGTGGAGCTGGTCGCCACTGAGCAGCAAAACCTGAGCGTGCGCACCGAAAAATCCCTGTCTGAGCAGGAAGAACGCCTGTCTGAGCTGGAGACTGCCCTGCAGGCACAGCAGACCGCCTTTAACGAACTGGTGAATAAGCTGAGTCAAGAAGACAGCCGCCAGGACTACCGCCAGCGTGCAACAGGCGGTAACGCCCCCGCTGACACTCTGACCAATTGCTGATGGAGCACAAAACCTGATGAAGAAGAATACCCGCTTTGCTTTTAACGCTTACCTGCAGCAGCTGGCGCGTCTGAACGGTGTGGCAGTTGAAGAGCTGTCCAGCAAGTTCACCGTGGAGCCGTCCGTGCAGCAGACGCTGGAAGACCAGATCCAGCAGTCCGCCGCTTTCCTGACGCTGATTAACGTCACGCCAGTGACTGAGCAGTCCGGTCAGCTGCTGGGGCTGGGTGTTGGCAGCACCATTGCCGGAACCACTGACACCACCGCGAAAGAGCGTGAACCTGTCGATCCGACGCTGATGGTCGATGTGGAATACAAATGCGAGCAGACCAACTTTGACACGGTACTGACCTACGCGAAGCTGGACCTGTGGGCGAAGTTTCAGGATTTCCAGGTGCGTATCCGTGACGCCATCGTGAAACGTCAGGCACTGGACCGCATCATGATCGGCTTTAACGGCGTGAAGCGTGCGAAAACCTCCAACCGTAGCGAAAACCCGCTGCTGCAGGATGTGAACAAAGGCTGGTTACAGAAAATCCGTGAGGATGCACCGGATCACGTCATGGGCAGCACCACCACGGGAGGTGAAACCACACCGGGTGCGGTGAAAGTCGGGAAAGGGGGCGAATATGCCAACCTGGACGCCGTGGTGATGGATGCCGTCAATGAGCTTATTGACGTTGTCTACCAGGACGATGACGATCTGGTGGTGATTTGCGGGCGTGAACTGCTGTCTGACAAGTATTTCCCGCTGGTCAACAAAGAGCAGGAAAACAGTGAAAAACTGGCTGCCGATATGATCATCAGCCAGAAACGTATGGGGGGCCTGCAGGCCGTGCGTGCGCCGTTCTTCCCGCCGAATGCATTGCTGATCACCCGTCTGGATAACCTGTCCATCTACTGGCAGGAAGACACTCGCCGTCGTTCAGTTATCGACAACCCGAAACGTGACCGGATTGAAAATTTTGAATCCGTTAACGAAGCCTATGTGGTTGAGGACTACCGCTGCGCTGCACTGGTGGAAAACATCCAGATTGGCGATTTCAGCGCCGCTGCAGCAGAAACCGGAGCGTAACCCATGAGCCTGAGTCCCGCACGGCAGCATCGCCTGCGCGTTCAGGCTGAACAGGCCGCCCGTGAGGGCGGCAGTGTTCGCCACGCGTCGGGCTATGACCTGATGCTGCTGCAACTGGCGGAAGACCGCCGCCGTCTCAAGGGCGTTCAGTCCACGGTCAAAAAAGCGGAAATCAAGGTGGAGCTGCTGCCGAAGTACGCCGCCTGGGCCGAGGGTGTCCTGACTGCCGGAGGCGTACAGCAGGATGACGTGCTGATGTACGTGATGCTGTGGCGCATTGATGCCGGAGATTATGCCGGGGCGCTGGAGATCGGGCGTCATGCCCTGCGTCATGGCTGGGTGATGCCGCTGGGTAATCGCAATGTGCAGACCGTGCTGGCAGAGGAAATGGCAGACGCGGCGCAGAGCGCAATGCTTGCCGCCACCGGCTTTGATGCCGATCTGTTGCTGCAGACGCTGGAGCTGACAGACGGTCTGGATATGCCGGACCAGTCACGGGCGCGTCTGCATAAAGCGATTGGCGCTGTCCTGAGTGAAAGCAATCCGGCTTCCGCCCTTAACCATCTCAACCATGCGTTGCAGCTCGATCCCCGCTGTGGCGTGAAAAAAGACAAACAGCAGCTGGAGCGCAGACTGCGCAATGACAGCCGCTGACAGAACGTGCCCCCGCGCACGGGCGGCACGGGGTGGCGAAAGGCACAGCCACATCAAAACTCCGTCCACCGCCCTCTATTTCAGGAGAAAGCAGCATGAAGTTTGTTGCGCCAGAACAGGCACCGGAACAGGCGGAAATCATCAGAAATACGCCGTTCTGGCCTGATGTGGACCTGTCGGAGTTTCGCAGTGTCATGCGCACTGACGGCACGGTGACGCAGCCGCGTTTAAAGCAGGTTGCGCTGTCGGCAATTTCGGAGGTCAACGCAGAGCTGTATGAGTTTCGCAGACGCCAGCAGATGCTGGGATATTCCTCGCTGGCAGAGGTTCCGGCTGAACAGCTGGACGGCAAAAGTGAGCGCATTCATCACTATTTCAACGCGGTTTACTGCTGGGCACGCGCCATGCTCAACGAGCGTTATCAGGACTATGACGCCACGGCATCCGGTGTGAAGCGGGGCGAGGAACTAGCGGAAGCAAGCGGTGATTTGTGGCGTGATGCCCGCTGGGCCATCAGCCGGGTGCAGGATGCGCCGCACTGCACAGTGGAGCTTATCTGATGAAAGTGCGTGCGTATCAGTATGACACGGTGGACGCGCTTTGCTGGCGTCATTACGGGCGCACGCAGGGTGTCACGGAGCAGGTACTGAAGGCAAATCCGGGGCTTGCCGAATACGGCCCCTTTTTACCTCACGGGCTGCAGGTGGAGCTGCCGGACATACCGACAACCACCACCGTGCAGACCGTCCAGCTATGGGACTGAATTATGACGCTTGAGCGAATCAGCGCCTTTATCACGTACTGCATCGCCGTTGTGCTGGCCTGGCTGGGCGATTTGTCCATCAAGGATGCCTCAACGCTGGGCGGCCTGATGATTGGTGTGCTGATGCTGGCTATCAACTGGTACTACAAACACAAAGCCTACCAGCTTCTGCGCGACGGGCAGATCTCGCGGGAGGACTATGAATCCATCAATCGTTAAACGCTGCCTTGTCGGGACCGTGCTGGCTATTGCTGCCACGCTGCCGGGTTTTCAGCAGCTTCACACCTCCGTGGAGGGGCTGAAACTGATTGCTGATTACGAAGGCTGTCGTCTGCAGCCGTATCAGTGCAGCGCGGGTGTCTGGACCGACGGCATTGGTAATACATCGGGCGTCATCCCGGGCAAAACCATTACGGAACGACAGGCAGCGGAAGGGCTGATCTCCAACGTGCTGCGTGTGGAGCGGGCGCTGGAAAGGTGTGTGAAGCAACAGCCGCCGCAGAAGGTGTATGACGCTGCGGTGTCGTTTGCCTTCAACGTGGGAACGGGAAATGCCTGCAGTTCCACACTGGTGAAATTACTCAATCAGCGGCGCTGGGCGGATGCGTGCCGACAGTTGCCGCGCTGGGTTTATGTAAAAGGTGTTTTTAATCAGGGGCTGGATAACCGCCGTGCGCGGGAGATGGCCTGGTGCTTACAGGGAGCAAACTGAAATGAAAAAGAAATTAATCAGCGGACTGTTTCTGATGTTATGGATGGCGCTGTTAATCGCAGCAATGGTGTATCCGCAGGGGATTTTTCCGGTACTGTCAGCGTCCGGCGTTTGGGTAGCCTGTTTGCTGACATGGGCGGTAATTCCGGTAGCACTGGCTGCGTTAATTAAGAATGGACCGCTCTGGCAGGAGTTGAGGGCATCTTTGCTGAAGACAATTACCCGAAAAGAAAACGTATTTATCAGCTGGGTGATGCGATTGCTGATTGTCGTAAGTCTCGCCTGGACGGGGTGGGCTATTACCCTGGTCTTTTATCTGCTGACCGTTATTGCCTTCTGGATGACCCGTAATCAGATGGCGCAACAGGTATCAGCATGAATCGGTTGCTGCTGGTTGTGCTGGCGTTATTACTGGCGGCGCTGGGCTGGCAGAAGTGGCGGCTGGCTGATGCCAGCCAGACCATCAGCACGCAGGCAGACGAGCTGCAGAGCAAAAGCCAGGCACTGGCAAAGAGCAACAGCCAGCTTATCAGCCTGTCCATTCTGACTGAAACCAATAACCGGGAGCAGGCGCGGCTCTATGCCGAAGCAGAACAGACCAGCGCGCTGCTGAGACAACGACAACACCGGATCGAGGAACTGAAACGTGAGAACGAGGATTTACGCCGCTGGGCTGATACTCCTTTGCCTGCTGACATTATCCGGCTGCGGGAACGTCCGGCACTCACCGGAGGTGCAGCTTACCGTCAGTGGTTGTCCGCGAGTGACGCCGTGTTGGCTGGATCAGACAGCGCCGCGCACTAACGGTGATCTGAACGCGTTGCTGGATGAAACGGAGGCCGCCTGGGCGGTCTGTGCAGACAAAGTGGACATGATTATTGCGTGTCAGGAGCGAAACAGTGAACAAACCACAATCCCTGCGCCACGCCCTCAATAAAGCGGTGCCTTATGTCCGCAATAACCCGGACAAACTGCATCTGTTTGTGGATAACGGTTCGCTGGTTGCCACGGGGGCCAGCTCCATGTCATGGGAGTACCGCTATACCCTGAACGTGGTGATAGAGGATTTCAGTGGCGACCAGAATCTGCTGATGGCCCCGGTTTTACTGTGGCTTCGGGATAACCAGCCCGATGCCATCAATAACCCGGCGTTACGGGAAAAGCTATTCACCTTTGATGTGGATATTTTGCGCAACGATGTCTGTGATATCAGCCTTAACCTGCAACTGACGGAACGTGTGCTGGTCAGCACTGACGGCAGTGTGTCGAGCGTTGAAGCTGTAGCAGAACCCGATGAACCTGAAGAAATGTGGACGGTGAAACGTGGCTGAACTGCAGAAGGTGGACGACTGGCTGAGTGCCTTGCTGGCGAATCTGGAACCAGCCACGAGAAGCCGCATGATGCGCCAGCTGGCGCAGGAACTGCGCCGGACACAGCAGCAGAATATCAGGATGCAGCGCAATCCTGATGGCAGCAGTTATGAACCGCGCAGGGTAACAGCACGCAGCAAGAAGGGGCGCATCAAACGTCAGATGTTTGCAAAGCTGCGCACCACAAAATACCTGAAAACTGCCGCCAGCGCCGACTCTGCCAGCGTACAGTTTGAAGGCAAGGTGCAGCGTATTGCCCGTGTTCACCATTACGGCCTGCGTGATCGCGTCAGTCGCAAAGGACCGGAGGTCCGTTACGCAGAGCGCCGCCTGCTGGGTGTAAATGATGATGTTGAGGCAATGACCCGCGACATGATTCTGCAATGGCTGGCGGGGTGATCTTTGTATCAGCACTGATACAAGTTGCAGCACTGCCGCCTTTCTTCCCCTGATGGCAACCTTTCCCTATGAACGCACAACTAACCGAAATCATGCGCCTCATCACCAACCTGATCCGCACAGGGGTAGTCACCGAAGTGGACAGGGAAAACTGGCTTTGTCGGGTGAAAACGGGCGACCTTGAAACCAACTGGATTAACTGGCTGACGCTGCGCGCGGGTAATGCCCGCACATGGTGGAAACCATCGGAAGGTGAGCAGGTGGTGCTGTTGAGTCTGGGCGGCAATCTGGAGACTGCCTTTGCGCTGCCGGCAGTCTATTCGAATCAGTTCGCACCACCGTCGAAGTCGGCGGACGCCTGCGTGACAGAACATCCTGACGGTGGTTGGTTTGAATACGAACCCGCCACCGGGCGCTGGTATGTCAGGGGCATCAAATCCATGGTCATTGAGGCTGTCGACAACATCACCATGAAAACCAGTGAGTTTGTACTGGAGGCTGACCGCACGCGCATTAACAGCGAAGTGGTGATCAATGGTGGCGTTACCCAGGGCGGCGGAGCGATGAGTTCTAACGGGATTGTGGTTGATGCGCATCAGCATACTGGCGTCCTGAAAGGCGGCGACACAACCGGAGGTCCGGTATGACGCTTTATAGCGGGATGAACAATACCAGCGGCAAAGCCATTACTGATATTGACCATCTGCGCCAGTCGGTGCGGGACATTCTGCTGACACCGCAGGGTAGCCGTATTGCCCGTCGGGAATATGGTTCTCTGCTGTCGGCACTGATAGACCAGCCACAAAATCCGGCATTACGCCTGCAGGTCATGTCGGCAGTGTATGTGGCGCTGAGTCGCTGGGAGCCACGGCTGACGCTGGATTCCATCACCATTAACAGCATTTTTGACGGTTCAATGGTGGTGGAGCTGACCGGGCGGCGTAATAACGGTGTGCCTGTTTCCCTTTCCGTATCAACAGGAGCAGAGAATGGCAGTGATTGACCTTTCGCAGTTGCCTGCGCCGCAGATTGTGGATGTGCCGGACTTTGAGACGCTGCTTGCCGAACGCAAGGCCGAATTTGTGGCGCTTCATCCGAAAGATGAACAGGAGGCTGTGATGCGTACCCTGGAACTGGAATCTGAACCCGTCACCAAGTTGTTGCAGGAGAACGCTTATCGTGAGTTGCTTCTGCGCCAGCGCATTAACGAAGCCGCGCAGGCGGTGATGGTGGCTTATGCCATAGGGAGCGATCTGGACCAGCTCGCTGCCAATTACAACGTGAAACGCCTGACGGTGACGCCTGCTGATAATGATGCTGTGCCGCCCGTTGCAGCTGTGATGGAAAGCGATGAAGCGTTACGCCTGCGTGTGCCTGCAGCCTTTGAAGGGCTTTCTGTTGCGGGGCCAACTGCAGCTTATGAATTTCATGCCCGAAGCGCCGACGGTCGGGTGGCGGATGCCAGTGCAACCAGCCCGGCACCTGCAGAGGTGGTGCTGACTGTCCTTAGCCGCGAAGGCGATGGAACTGCAGAAAAAGACCTGCTGGACGTGGTTGAAAAAGCTCTGAACAGTGAGAACGTCCGCCCGGTGGCTGACCGTCTTACGGTTCGCAGCGCAGAAATCATCCCGTATCGCGTGGAAGCCACCATTTTTCTCTATCCGGGACCGGAAGCAGAGCCGGTAATGGCAGCGGCAAAAGCCAGTCTGCAGAAGTACATTGCCAGCCAGACGAGGCTTGGTCGGGATATTCGCCGTAGCGCCATCTTTGCTGCTCTGCATGTTGAAGGTGTTCAACGTGTGGAACTGGCTTCTCCGCTGGCGGATGTGGTCCTGAACAAAACACAGGCGGCATCATGTACGCAGTGGAGCGTAACCAACGGAGGAACGGATGAATAGTCTGCTGCCACCGGGTTCAACTTCACTGGAGCGCCGACTGGCGCAAACCTGTAGCGGGATTTCTGATCTGCAGGTGCCGCTGCGTGACTTGTGGAATCCGGCTACCTGTCCGGTCAGCTTCCTGCCTTATCTCGCCTGGGCGTTCTCTGTGGATCGCTGGGACGAGGGCTGGACAGAAAGCGTCAAACGCCAGGTAGTGAAGGATGCTTTTTATATTCATCAGCATAAAGGAACTACCAGTGCCGTGCGGCGGGTGGTGGAACCGTTCGGATTCCTGATCCGCATTATTGAGTGGTGGCAGACCGGAGAAACACCGGGCACGTTTCGCCTGGATATCGGCGTGCAGGACCAGGGCATCACTGAAGATACCTATCTGGAACTTGAGCGGCTGATAAGCGATGCCAAACCATGTAGCCGTCACATGATCGGCATGTCCATCAATCTGCAGACCAGCGGTCCGTATTGGGTGGGGGCCGCCAGCTATCTTGGCGAAGAAATCACGATCTATCCGTATATCAACGAAACAATTATTTCTGGCGGCACCGCGCATGAAGGCGGGGCGGTCCATGTTATTGACACAATGAGAGTGAATCCATGAGCACAAAATTTTATACCCTGCTGACGGATATTGGCGCGGCGAAACTTGCCAGCGTCGCCGCGCTCGGTGTGCCTTTAAAAATTACCCATATGGCGGTCGGCGATGGCGGCGGAACATTACCAACGCCGGACGCAAAGCAGACAGCACTGGTAAATGAGAAACGCCGGGCTGCGCTGAATATGCTCTATATCGACCCGCAGAACAGCAGCCAGATTATTGCTGAGCAGGTGATCCCTGAAAACGAGGGCGGTTGGTGGATACGTGAAGTGGGCCTGTTTGATGAGTCCGGGGCATTGATTGCCGTGGGCAACTGCCCGGAAAGCTATAAGCCGCAACTGGCTGAAGGCAGCGGGCGTACCCAGACCGTGCGTATGGTGTTGATTACCAGCAGCACGGACAATATCACCCTGAAAATCGATCCTGCCGTAGTGCTGGCAACCCGCAAGTATGTGGATGATAAGGTACTGGAGCTGAAGGTGTACGCGGATGATCAGATGGCAAAACATCTTGCCGCACCGGACCCGCATTCACAGTATGCACAGAAAGAAAGTCCTACGTTTACCGGGACACCCAAAGCGCCAACGCCAGCGGCGGGGAATAACACCACGCAGGTTGCGACCACCGCGTTTGTTCAGGAGGCACTGACGGCTCTTATTAATGGTGCGCCAGCCACGCTGGACACGCTGAAAGAAATAGCCGTAGCCATTAACAATGATCCGAAATTCAGTACCACCATTAACAATGCGCTGGCACTGAAAGCGCCGCTGTCGAGTCCGGCACTCACCGGAACGCCAACAGCCCCCACGGCGGCGCAGTCGGTCAACAATACACAGATTGCCACTACGGCTTTTGTGAAATCGGCGATTGCGGCAATGGTGGGTTCTGCACCTGCGGAACTGGATACACTGAACGAACTGGCGGCGGCGCTGGGGAATGACCCGAACTTTGCCACGACAATGCTTAATGCACTGGCAGGTAAACAACCGCTGGACAATACGCTGACTAATTTGAGTGGAAAGGATGTAACTGGTCTTCTCACATACCTTGGTTTGGGAGATGCGAGCGGATACGTTGGTAGGCTGCTAAAAATACAGGTATTCACTGCCAGCGGGACAGTGACAAAAACGCCAGGCGCAAAAAAATGGCGAATTAAATGTCTCGGGGCGGGGGCCGGTAGTTCAGCTGCACCGGCAACGGGTAGTAACGAGGTTTCCGTGAGTAACGGGGGCGGCGCAGGGGCATATGCTGAGGGCATTTATGACGTATCGTCAATAACAACGGCGTCAGTCGTCATCGGTTCCGGCGGTGCAGGAGGAACGGCGGGTTCAATATACGGCGCTGACGGCGGAGCTAGCTCAGTTGGTTCGTTTATTTCATCGCCCGGCGGGAAAGCTGGATTACCCGCCGGCCCGGCAACCCCACCATTTCAGCCCGTGGCCAATAATAACAGCGATAGCCCGACTGGGTGGAATATTGTCGGCTCATCTGGAGCAGGGGCAGAACCAGCCGTAGCTGTTGCAAATAGCTATGCCGCTGGCTCGCGTGGTTCAAATAGTATATTTGGGGTAGGCGGATCGATTCCTGCAATTAATAGCCCGGCAAATCCCGGTGGGGGCTATGGTTCTGGAGCATCCGGCTGTTCGAATGGCCCATCCCAATCAGCTAAATCAGGCGCAGCGGGACGCCCGGGAATCGTAATCATTGAGGAGCTGGCATAATGAGTAATTATGCGCTAGTTAAAAATGGCGTCGTTGAAAATGTTGTTGTATGGGATGGCACTGGAGGCATTTTCGATGATTATATTACTGTGAATATTGACGACATATCGGCTGGTATCGACTGGACATATGACGGAGAGGCATTTGCCCCTCCGCCAGAAATTACTCCGCAGGGGGTGTAGGCCACTCAATATCGGGAGCTTTTGATGTATCAATCCGCATCAGCAGTACCCGGTATTTTTTCCATTCAGATAAGGCGGCGGCTTCTTCCGTCGTCGCTATCCCCGCATCAACAGCATCCTGTCTCCACGATATTTCATCATCAGCAGCTGATTTTAAGGTCGATTTCTGGTAATGACTCCAACTTTCTGATAGTGTTTTATGTTCAGATAATGCCCGATGACTTTGTCATGCAGCTCCACCGATTTTGAGAACGACAGTGACTTCCTGCCTCAGATTCAGGTTATGCCGCTCAATGCGCTGCGTATATCGCTTGCTGATAACGTGCAGTTCTCCCTTCAGGCGTGGTTCATAAAGCGGCCAGCCATCCCTCATCCATACCACGACCTCAAAGGCCGACAGCAGGCCCAGAAGACGCTCCAGCGTGGCCATCGTGCGTTCACCGAATACGTGCACCACAACTGTCCTCCGTATCCTGTCATACGCGTAAAACAACCAGCGCTGGCGTGATTTAGCGCCGACGTAACCCCACTGTTCGTCCATTTCCGCGCAAACAATGACGTCACTGCCCGGTTGTATGCGTGAGTTTACCGACTGCGGCTTGGAGTTATTTCATCGACAAAACCACCGACAATAGCGAAAACCGCCTGTGGACGATGGGCAACATGGGGAGGGTTCTGAGGAGTTATCTTGCGATGCGCTATAGGTTTGCCCCATCCCTCCCAAACCAACGTTTATGAGAATGCAGAGATAATGGCTAACTGGCATCATCCACGGTTTTTATTCAGGGGATTGATCATGCTTATTGGCTATGTACGCGTGTCAACAAATGACCAGAACACCGATTTGCAACGTAATGCACTGAACTGCGCGGGATGTGAGCGGATTTTTGAGGATAAAATCAGTGGCACTAAGTCCGACAGACCGGGGCTTAAAAAACTGCTCAGGACACTATCGGCAGGAGACACTCTGGTTGTCTGGAAGCTGGACAGGTTGGGGCGCAGTATGCGGCATCTTGTTACGCTGATAGAAGAGTTGCGTCAGCGTGGCGTGAATTTCCGAAGCCTGACTGACAGTATTGATACCAGCACCCCAATGGGCCGTTTCTTTTTTCATGTCATGGGGGTTCTGGCTGAAATGGAACGCGAACTGATAGTTGAACGTACCATGGCAGGGCTGGCTGCAGCTCGTGCCAAAGGCAGAGTAGGTGGACGCCGTCCTAAGTTGACCACCGAACAGTGGGCACAGATTGGGCGTTTACTCGAGGCCGGAGAATCAAGACAGCGTATTGCACTGATTTTTGATGTAGGCGTTTCTACCATTTATAGAAAATTTCCGGCAAATAAGAGCAATGAATCCCCCTGAATCAGCATTATTTTGATTATCCCTGCAAGTAGACAAATACCGTCATTTTGTGTGAATAACGACACAACCGCGCTTAGCTGTTTGTCAGGCACAATCACTTCAACATAGGGCGAAGCCTAATCCAATCAGGAGGTTCGCCACTATGGCTCAGGATTACCACCACGGGGTGCGCGTTGTTGAAGTCAACGAAGGCACCCGATCCATTACCACGGTGAGCACCGCCATCGTGGGCATGGTCTGCACGGGCGATGATGCCGATGCAAAAATGTTTCCTCTTAATAAACCCGTGCTGATCACTGATGTGCTTACCGCCAGTGGTAAAGCGGGTGAGTCCGGCACACTGGCCCGTTCGCTGGATGCCATCGCTGACCAGGCAAAACCCGTGACCATTGTTGTGCGTGTGCCGCAGGGTGAAACGGAAGAAGAAACCACGACCAATATCATCGGCGCAGTGACTGCTGAAGGTAAAAAAACAGGCATGAAAGCCCTGTTATCTGCCCAGTCACAGCTCGGCGTTAAACCGCGCATTCTCGGCGTGCCAGGCCACGACACCAAGGCGGTAGCGACTGAGTTGCTGAGCGTGGCGCAAAGCCTGCGTGGGTTTGCTTACCTGTCAGCGTATGGCTGCAAGACGGTACAGGAGGCGATCACTTACCGTGAAAACTTCAGCCAGCGCGAAGGGATGCTGATCTGGCCCGACTTTACTGGCTGGGACACGGTGCTGAATGCCGAAGCAACGGCTTATGCCACCGCCCGTGCGCTTGGTCTGCGCGCTAAAATTGACGAGCAGACCGGATGGCACAAAAGCCTGTCCAACGTGGGCGTTAACGGTGTCACCGGAATTTCTGCTGATGTGTTCTGGGATCTGCAGGACACGGCAACAGATGCGGGACTGCTGAACCAGAACGACGTCACCACCCTTATCCGCAAAGACGGTTTCCGCTTCTGGGGTTCCCGCTGCCTGAGTGATGACCCGCTCTTTGCCTTCGAAAACTACACCCGCACGGCGCAGGTACTTATGGACACAATGGCAGAAGCGCATATGTGGGCGGTGGACAAACCGCTGAACCCGTCGTTGGCCCGCGACATTATCGAAGGTATCCGCGCCAAAATGCGCAGCCTGGTCAGTCAGGGCTATCTCATTGGTGGTGATTGCTGGCTGGATGAGTCGGTGAACGACAAAGATACTCTGAAAGCCGGGAAGCTCACCATCGACTACGACTACACGCCAGTGCCGCCACTTGAAAACCTGATGCTGCGTCAGCGCATCACCGATCAGTACCTGGTGAATTTCTCCAGCCAGGTCAGCGCGTAAGGGGATAACATGGCTTTACCACGCAAATTAAAACACCTGAACCTGTTTAACGACGGGAACAACTGGCAGGGGATCGTTGAGTCGCTGACGCTGCCGAAATTCACCCGCAAATATGAGAAGTATCGCGGCGGCGGAATGCCGGGGGCGGTGGATGTGGATCTGGGGCTTGATGACAGTGCTCTGGACACAGAATTTTCCATTGGTGGTACTGAACTGCTGCTGTTTAAGCAGATGGGCAAATCCACGGTGGATGGCATCCAACTGCGCTTTACCGGCTCTATCCAGCGTGACGATACCGGGGAAGTGCAGGCCGTGGAGCTTGTCGTGCGTGGGCGTCACAAAGAAGTGGATTCCGGCGAGTGGAAGACGGGCGAAAGCAACACCACCAAAGTGACCAGTACCAACAGCTACGCGAAGCTGACCATCAATGGTGAGGTGCTCTATGAAGTGGACCTTATCAACATGGTGGAAATTGTGGACGGTGTGGACCTGATGGAAGCGCACCGCAACGCCCTCGGCCTCTGATGTATCTGAACGGCGCGGAATGCCGCGCCAGGACCCAATTTACAGGACAGCAAAATGAGCGATAAGCAGACTGAAAAGACCATTCAACTGGATACCCCCATCAAGCGTGGTAAAACTGAAATCACCGAAATTGTGCTGCGTAAACCGCAGTCCGGTGCGCTGCGCGGTACACGCCTGCAGGCCATTATGGATATGGATGTGAACGCGATGATGACCGTGATCCCCCGCATCTCCAGCCCGGCACTGACCGCACAGGAAATTGCAGAGATGGACCCGGCAGATCTCACTGCCATGTCGGTTGAGGTTGTCACTTTTTTGTTGAAGAAGTCGGTGCTTGCCGGTTTACCGACAGCCTGACGGTTGACGATCTGGTGGCAGATATCGCCACCATTTTTCACTGGCCGCCATCCGTTACTGACGTTATGCCGCTGACAGAAGTGCTGGAATGGCGGTATAAAGCGATTCAGAGAAGCGGGGCCAACGATGAGTGATAATAACCTGCGCCTGCAGGTCATTCTTAATGCGGTTGACAAACTCACCCGCCCATTCCGTGCTGCACAGGCCAGTTCGAAAGAGCTGGCTGGCGCAATCAGAAACTCCCGTGACGCATTAAAGCAACTCAATCAGGCGGGTAACAGCCTGGAAAAATTTCGCAAGCTGCAGGCCGATAACAAAAGGTTAGGCGACAGGCTGAACTATGCCAGACAGAAGGCAAATTTGCTTAGTTCTGAGCTGGAAGCGATGGAACAACCATCACAACGGCACCTTGTGGCTTTAGGTCGGCAAACGCTGGCAGTCCAACGCCTGGAAGAACAACAAAAATATTTGCAGAAGCAAACGGCGCTTGTGCGTGCAGAACTGTATCGGGCGGGAATTTCTGCGAACGATGATGCGGGAGCAACTGCCCGTTTAGCCCGTGAAACATCACGTTATAACCAGGAATTGTCGAAACAGGAGGCGCGGCTGAAGCGACTGGGGGAAGCTCAGCGCAGGATGAATGCGGCGCGTGCCAGTTATGCCCGTTCGCTGGAGGTGCGTGATCGTATTGCAGGAGCCGGAGCCACCACCACGGCTGCAGGGCTGGCAATGGGGACACCAGTGATGGCGGCAGTAAAAAGCTATACCAGCATGGAAGATGCCATGAAAGGTGTGGCAAAGCAGGTCAATGGTCTGCGTGACGATAATGGCAACCGCACTGCACGTTTTTATGAAATGCAGGATGCCATCAAGGCTGCCAGCGAACAGTTGCCGATGGAAAACGGTGCGGTGGACTTCGCTGCACTGGTTGAAGGTGGTGCGCGTATGAACGTCGCAAACCCTGACGACAGCTGGGAAGACCAGAAACGTGACCTGCTGGCCTTCGCCAGTACGGCGGCAAAGGCGGCAACAGCCTTTGAGCTGCCAGCGGATGAACTGTCAGAAAGTCTGGGGAAAATCGCCCAGCTCTACAAAATACCTACCCGCAATATTGAACAGCTCGGCGATGCGCTGAACTATCTGGATGATAACGCCATGTCGAAAGGGGCGGACATCATTGATGTCATGCAACGTCTGGGCGGTGTGGCTGACCGTCTGGATTATCGTAAAGCGGCGGCACTGGGTTCCACCTTTCTGACACTGGGCGCTGCGCCGGAGGTTGCAGCCAGTGCAGCAAACGCGATGGTGCGTGAATTGTCCATTGCCACCATGCAAAGCAAGAGTTTCTTTGAAGGGATGAATCTGCTGAAACTCAATCCTGAAGTGATTGAAAAGCAGATGACGAAGGATGCGATGGGAACTATCCAGCGTGTGCTGGAGAAGGTGAACGCACTGCCGCAGGACAAGCGTCTGTCTGCCATGACCATGTTGTTTGGTAAAGAGTTTGGTGATGACGCGGCGAAACTGGCAAACAACCTGCCGGAACTGCAGCGCCAGCTAAAACTGACAGCGGGCAATGATGCGCTCGGTTCCATGCAGAAAGAATCCGACATCAACAAGGACTCACTTTCTGCTCAGTGGTTGCTGGTTAAAACCGGAGCGCAGAACACCTTCAGCAGCCTGGGCGAAACGCTGCGCCAGCCGCTGATGGATATTCTGTACACGGTGAAAAGCATTACGGGGGCGTTGCGCCGCTGGGTGGAAGCTAACCCGGAACTGACAGGCACACTGATGAAAGTAGCGGCTGTTGTGGCTGCGGTTACCGTAGGCCTCGGCACCTTAGCGGTGGCGCTGGCTGCAGTGCTGGGGCCGCTGGCAGTGATCCGTCTGGGATTCTCTGTGCTGGGTATCAAAACGTTACCTTCCGTTACGGCAGCAGTAACTCGAACCAGCAGCGCGTTGTCCTGGCTGGCTGGCGCTCCACTGGCACTGCTGCGACGCGGGCTTGCTTCATCGGGCAACGCAGCGGGTTTACTTACCGCGCTGTTGTCGTCTTTGCACCGCACGGCATCACTGACGGGAAATGTCCTGAAAACTGTAGCAGGTGCGCCGGTTGCACTGTTGCGGTCTGGATTATCCGGTTTACGTGCGGTTGCTGTGATGTTTATGAATCCACTGGCAGCACTACGCGGCGGGCTGGCTGCCACAGGCACGGTGCTGCGAGTACTGGCATCTGGTCCACTGGCGATGTTGCGCGTTGCCCTGTATGCCGTATCTGGTCTGTTAGGTGCTCTGCTCAGTCCGATAGGTCTTGTGGTTACTGCACTGGCGGGTGTGGCACTGGTTGTCTGGAAATACTGGCAACCCATCACCGCATTTCTCGGTGGCGTGGTGGAAGGATTCAAAGCGGCGGCAGGTCCCATCAGTGCAGCGTTCGAACCGCTTAAGCCTGTGTTCCAGTGGATTGGCGACAAAGTGCAGGCGCTGTGGGGCTGGTTTACTGATCTGCTGACGCCCGTTAAGTCGACCTCTGCCGAACTGCAGAGTGCAGCGGCAATGGGGCGGAGATTCGGGGAGGCACTGGCGGAAGGGCTGAATATGGTCATGCATCCGCTGGACTCCCTGAAATCTGGCGTTTCCTGGTTGCTGGAGAAACTCGGCATTGTCAGTAAAGAGGCTGCAAAGGCGAAACTGCCGGAAAGCGTGACGCGTCAGCAACCTGCGACGGTGAATGCAGACGGTAAAGTGATGATGCCATTGGGTGGTTTTCCGTCATGGGGATATGGCTTTGCGGGGATGTATGACAGCGGCGGCTATATCCCGCGCGGGCAGTTTGGCATCGTCGGTGAAAACGGGCCGGAAATTGTTAACGGCCCGGCAAATGTGACCAGCCGGAGAAATACAGCTGCACTGGCTGCCGTTGTTGCCGGAATGATGGGGGTTGCTGCCGCGCCTGCAGAGCTTCCACCGTTGCATCCGTTGGCACTTCCCGCGAAAGGCGGCGAAGCGATGTTGAGTCGTGCAGCCACTGTGCCGCCCGTTCAACGGATTGAGGCACCGACGCAGATCATCATTCAGACGCAGCCAGGACAAAGTGCGCAGGATATTGCGCGGGAGGTGGCCCGCCAGCTTGATGAACGTGAACGCAGGCTGAAGGCAAAAGCCAGGAGTAACTACAGCGATCAGGGGGGGTACGACGCATGATGATGGTGCTGGGATTATACGTGTTTATGCTGCGCACCGTGCCGTATCAGGAGCTGCAGTATCAGCGCAGCTGGCGACATGCGGCTAACAGCCGGGTTAACCGACGCCCGTCAACGCAGTTTCTGGGACCGGATAACGACATGCTGACGCTTTCTGGCGTTCTTATGCCGGAAATAACAGGCGGCAGGCTGTCGTTGCTGGCACTGGAGCAGATGGCAGAACAGGGGAAAGCATGGCCCCTGATTGAAGGCAGCGGCACGATTTACGGCATGTATGTGATTGAGGGACTGAATCAGACTAAAACGGAGTTTTTCCGCGACGGTATGCCGCGCAGGATTGAGTTCACCCTGTCGCTAAAACGCGTGGATGAATCCCTGTCCGATATGTTCGGTGATCTCAGTGCGCAACTGAATAATCTGCAGGGAACGGAAACATCTGCCTTAAGCGATATCAGTAAAACGGTGGGAGGGCTGCTGTCGTGAATTTCAGCTCTGAACTGCTTAACAAAGGCAACAAAACTCCGGCATTCAGCATCAGTATTGAAGGCAGGGATATCACCACTGTGCTGGACAACCGCCTGATGGGGCTGACGCTGACGGATAACCGGGGATTTGAAGCGGACCAGCTTGATCTGGAGCTGGACGACGCCGATGGAAAAATCGTGCTGCCGCGCCGTGGTGCGGTCATTACGCTGGCGCTGGGCTGGAAGGGGCAGCCGCTTTTCCCGAAAGGGGCATTCACGGTGGACGAGATTGAACACACTGGCGCACCGGACCGCCTGACTATCCGGGCGCGAAGTGCTGATTTTCGGGAAACCCTGAATACCCGCCGTGAAAAATCGTGGCATAACACCACCATCGGGGAAGTGGTGAAGGAAATAGCCGCGCGGCACAAGCTGAAGATGGCACTGGGTAAAGAGCTGTCGGATAAGCCCGTGGAGCATATAGACCAGACTAATGAGAGTGACGGCAGTTTTCTGATGCGACTGGCGCGACAGTACGGTGCCATCGCGTCGGTGAAAAATGGCAATCTGTTATTCATCCGGCAGGGGCAGGGCAAAAGCGCCACTGGTAAACCACTGCCAGTGATCACTATCACACGCAAGGACGGCGACAGTCACCGCTTTACCCTGGCAGATCGCGGAGCCTACACGGGCGTAATTGCCAGCTGGTTGCATACCCGTGAACCTGCGAAGAAAGAAAGCACCACGGTGAAGCGTAAGCGCAGAACTAAGAAGCAGAAGAAAGAGCCGGAAGCGAAGCAGGGCGATTACCTGGTGGGTACGGATGAAAACGTGCTGGTACTTAATCGCACTTATGCCAACCGGAGCAACGCCGAACGAGCGGCGAAAATGCAGTGGGAACGCCTGCAACGCGGTGTTGCGTCATTCTCGCTACAACTGGCGGAAGGGCGGGCAGATCTCTACACGGAAATGCCAGTGAAAGTCAGTGGCTTTAAACAGCCGATAGATGATGCGGAATGGACTATTACCACCCTGACGCATACTGTCAGCCCGGATAACGGTTTTACGACCAGTCTGGAGCTTGAAGTGAAGATTGATGATTTCGAAATGGAATGATTCTTCGCAATGGAGAACTTTTAAGTTTTCAAAATGGAATAATGCGGTATCATTATTGTGAATTTAGCAAAAATGGGGAGAACTCGAAAAATGATGATTTGCCCACTGTGTGGAAGTGCCGCCCATACTCGCAGCAGTTTTCAGGTATCTTCATTGACCAAAGAGCGTTACAACCAGTGCCAGAACATTAACTGCAGCCATACTTTTGTTACCCATGAAACTTTTGTTCGTTCGATTGCAACGCCAAAAGAGTCAAATCCGGTTCAGCCGCATCCAATGAAATCAGGACAGGTGGCGCTCTCTCTTTGACGCTGCCGCCATTTTGTCGCCATCGTTAAAAAAAGTGCTTCTAACATCATGATTTTAAACGGTATAAATTTCAGGCAACAAAAAACCCATCAACCTTGAACCGAAGTGGCGGGGTTGATGGGCTCCACAAAATGGGGACATCAAAGAAAAGCAGTGGCATTACTTATGACTGATGCCCTGAGAAAAAGTTCTGCCTGTGACGGCTTTTTTCTCAAAAAAATTATTGTAGCCCTGGCCAGATTATCACGATGAGCGTCCCTGCAAGGGTAAGCAGCACGTTGGCGATGGCGTAGGTGCCTGCGTAGCCGAGCGCTGGAATATTGCTGCGCGCGGTATCGCTGATGATCTCCATCGCCGGGGCGCAGGTGCGGGCCCCCATCATGGCGCCGAACAGCATCGCCCGGTTCATGCGCAGCACGTAGGCGCCGAACAGGAAGCAGATCACCACCGGCACCAGGCTGACGATAAGCCCTGCCGCCAGCATCTGGCCGCCGACGGCGCCCAGCCCGTTATTGATCCCGGCCCCGGCGCTGAGACCGACCCCGGCCATAAACACCATCAGACCAAACTCTTTCACCATGTTCAGCGCCCCCTGCGGGATATAGCCGAAGGTTGGGTGGTTGGCGCGCAGGAAGCCAAGCATGATGCCGGCGAACAGCAGGCCGGCGGCGTTGCCGATGCCGAAGCTGAAGGAGCTGAACTGGAAGGTGATCATGCCGATCATCAGGCCAACGATAAAGAAGGCGCAGAAGGCTAGCAGATCGGTCACCTGGCTGTGAATGGAGATAAAGCCGATGCGGTCGGCCACGGTTTTTACGCGGCGGGCGTCGCCGCTGACCTGCAGCACGTCGCCTTTGTTCAGTACGACGTTATCGTCGATAGGCATCTCGATCTGGCTGCGAATAACCCGGTTTAAGAAGCAGCCGTGGTCGGTAAGCTTGAGCTGCGCCAGGCGGCGGCCGACGGCGTTGTGGTTTTTGACCACTATCTCTTCAGTGACGATGCGCATGTCGAGCAGATCGCGGTCGAACACCTCTTTACCGTTGCGGAAGCTCGGGTCGAGGCGGGCGTGGGCGTCCGGGTAGCCCACCAGCGCAATATCGTCACCCATCTGCAGCACCGCGTCGCCGTCCGGGTTGGCCAGAATACCGTTGCGACGAATGCGTTCAATATAGCAGCCGGTCTGGCGGTAAATACCCAGTTCGCGCAGATTTTTGCCATCCGCCCAGGCCACCAGCTCCGGGCCGACGCGGTAGGCGCGGATCACCGGCAGGTAGACTTTACGTTTGGAATCGGTATCGAGGCCGCGCTCGCGGGCGATTTGCTGGGCGCTGGTCTGCAGATCCTGATGCTGCAGCTTGGGCATATAGCGGGCGCCGACGATCAGGCTCACCAGACCAACCAGATAGGTCAGGGCATAGCCGAGGCTCAGATGGTCAAGCGACTGCGCCAGCTGATCGCTGGGCAGGCCGAAATGGCGCAGGGTGTCGCCCGCGCCCACCAGCACCGGGGTGGAGGTCATGGCGCCTGCCAGCATACCGGCGGTGAGCCCGATATCCCAGCCGAACACTTTACCCAGCACCATGGCGATCAGCATCGCGCTGCCGACCATCACCAGCGCCAGCATCAGGTAGTTTTTCCCGTCGCGGAAAAAAATAGAAAAAAAGTTGGGCCCGGCTTCTACGCCAACGCAAAAAATAAACAGCATAAAGCCGAGATTAAGGGCATCGGTGTTAATCGCGAAATGCTGCTGGCCTAATAATAGAGAAACGACTAAAACGCCAATGGAATTACCAAGTTGTACTGAGCCGAGACGCAGTTTTCCCAGGCATAGTCCTAATGCAAGTACAACGAATAATAACAGGATGTAATTCCCGTTTAACAAATCTGCGACGTTTATATTCACGAAAGCCAACTTCTCATTTACTAGTAAGTTGTTGAAGGAAATGGTTATTTGGTCTAAGGTTGCTCAGGCGTTCGCGTTGTCGCGAACCTATTCTGGCACCCTGTTATAACCAGCAAAAATATACCGCTAGTTTAATCCTTCCTGGATGCGGCGGCTAGTGACAATCGTTTTTAGGCTGGTAGGGGAGTTATTGGCATGGATTGCCGAAATGCTTTATCTGACTGGGCGACGTGGACGTGAGTTAGAGGCAACATCAGGAGGATACGGTGAAATCTGAGCGTAGTTGGGCCGGCATTATCTGTGGCTTCGTTCTGTTCATTGTGGTGTGCTTATCGTTGTTGTTACATATGAAAGGGGCATTTCGCGCCAGCGGCAACCCGGAGCTGGGCCTGCTCTTCTTTTTGCTGCCAGGGGCGGCGGCGAGCTGTCTCTCTCCCGGACGGCGGGTGCTGCGTCCTTTGCTCGGCGCGATACTGGCGGCGCCGGTCTGCATGGTGACGATGCGGCTGTTCTTCGTGACCCACCGGACGTTCTGGCAGGAGATGGCGTGGGTGTTGAGCGCCGTGTTCTGGTGCGCGCTTGGGGCATTGTGCTTTTTGTTTATCTGCGCCTGGCTTGATACCTGGCGCAGTCATTCATCGAGCAAATAA